GTTAAGAATCTACGCGGAGTGAAAATGTTGAATTCGAAATTGATGTTTAGGTTGGATGTGTTTGTGAATTGATGTTCAACGACACCGCCATAGTATATCATTTCGACTTCCAAACGATTATTTTGATCTGTAAAGATGTTTGCAGGTACGGCTGCGGCAGGTGTTATTGTGTCACCAGTTGAGTCTGTAGCACGCGTAAATGTATTAATATCATTGGCTTTATTATAGAGCTGTTGTAAACTGTAAGTTGCACAGCTTGTTAAAGTGCGAGGCATGTGAACAAATGTTTCAAGTGATTGATTACTAGATGTCCAACCAACGGATTTTCTGTTAGAATTTGAAGTGTATGTGCAACCATTTTGAGCGTTTATTGTGTATTCGCTAAATGTATTGCCATACCAGAATCGGCGAATGGAATAAGGAGGGCAGATTATGTCTATTAAATCTTTGTGTGTTAAATCGTGTGTTTTAGAACGATTTTTAGTAATGGATTTATAACGCTTTACCGCGTTGCCATTAATGTTAGTGCCTTCAAAACCATATACGGAAGTGGAAGAAGAAGCACTTAAAGACATAGCGTCTTTTGTTTCTTCTGTAGTTTGAGTTTCGGTTTTAGCACGTTTCATTATTAGTTTACAGGATTAAATAATGAGTTAACATTAAAATCTAATGTTTTTTCCAAGTTTTCTTATTTGACTGAATTTTCGACGTGCAGCTGCTTGAATTCTACGTGCAGCATTTTGTCTACGAATCTGGTGTACTTGTTGGTAACCGTATGAAGATTGTTGTGACAAATTTATTGGTCGACTAATTTGCGGTGGTATACGACCGCGGTTACGAATATAATGGATTGCTTGTGCACCAGGAGATCGATTAAATAAAGCGTTTAGACCACGTTGTTTTGAATTACGATTCGCCATTCGGATACCTGCTTTAAAACGTTGTGCACGTTGATAAAATTTATTTTTAGCAAGATTTAAACGTACCATTGCAGGGCGGTAGCGTCGCGGAGCGGGTTAGGGGTAGGGTTAGGGTTATAAAAAAGCGCACGTGTTAATTTATTTAATAACTGCGTATTAATCTTATAAAAAAATGTGATCTTTTAGCCATATCTTAAATTCCGCCAGGAATATTAAACAGCTAAAAAATCCTAGATATTCAGAGGTTGACGTCCTAGTATTACCGTCAACCTCTGTGCACTTTTTTAATTTTAAAAACCTAAAAAACGTGCATGAGGTCACATTTAAATACATGTCACGACCCAGAAGTGTTTGTTTTACTTTAAATAATCCAAGTTCACTTGAGATACAAAAATTGAAAGAGTATGTCGCAGATGCAAGATACGCAATTTTCCAACTTGAACGAGGCACTAACGGCACTGAGCACGTTCAAGGATATTGCTCCAGGGCAAATCCTACAGGATTTGGAGCTTGGAAGAAAGGACTTGGTACCCGTGCCCATATTGAAGCGGCAAGGGGCACCGCTGCAGAGAACAAGGCGTATTGTTCCAAAGAGGATACGCGCGTTGAGGGACCTTGGGAGTACGGAAGCCTTCCAAGCCCTGGACAACGATCCGATTTGGCAGGAATTATCACTGCAGCTAGAGATGCCTCAATCAGTATGGCAGATGTCCTTGAAGAGAACCCAGAAGCCTTTTTGCGGTATCACAAGGGGATTCTCGCCATACGATCAGTGTGCGAGCCACGACGAAGTTGGAAGACTGAGATCTACTGGTATTTTGGATCTACGGGAAGCGGAAAAAGCCGCCGAGCTAATGATGAGGCGCCTGCAGCCTACTGGAAACCAGGTGGTACTAAGTGGTGGGACGGCTACGACGGTCACGAAGACGTCATCATCGACGATTACAGACGAGACTTGTGTCCCTTTCACGAGCTCCTTCGATTGTTCGACCGTTACCCCATGCAAGTTGAAGTTAAAGGAGGAAGCCGAAGTTTTGTAGCAAAAAGAATATTTGTTACTACACCACAGTCACCTCAAGCGACTTGGGAAGGAAGAAGTGAAGAAGATATTGCACAATTAATTCGTAGAATTACATTTACAAGAAATTTTGATGTATCACAATCACCAGATTTAAGTTAAATATATTATAATCCACTTCCTGTTTGTTCGGCTTCAGTTAAAGTGTTTACGTGTCTATTAGCAGAAGTGTCTGTATCCCAATCAATAGCAGTGATTTGACAATCTTGTTGTTGAAATGGAACTGCACGTAAACGGTGGTATTCTTTTTGCATGTGAACATAATGACCACCTGATTTTGTGACTGAGTCATATTGTGTTAAGAGGGTGTCATCAGTGGCGGTTTCGCCTTGAGCACGGACATCTAAAATGACAGTTGCAAATGGTAGGTATTCAGGGCCTGTGTCAGCACCAGCGATTCCAGCCATTATTAAATTCCAGTCAGATTGTTTGAATTTAAACGATGGTATGTGAACAGTGTAGTAAACTGTTTGGCCAGGTACGCATTGAACATTCACACGTTTTCCTTTTTTCCAATTATAGTCAAGTGTTGTTAATCCCTTGTGGTAGTTGAACATTAAGTCTGTTGATTGGTCAACAGCTGTTGGTTGGTGAATAGGTGTTAGAGTGTTTGAACTACTAGCTTTAGTAGCGTAGTCAAATATTGCAAGACCTGCTGGCAAATTAACGATTCTGTTAGAAGATGCAGAAACTGTATGAGTTAAGAATCTACGCGGAGTGAAAATGTTGAATTCGAAATTGATGTTTAGGTTGGATGTGTTTGTGAATTGATGTTCAACGACACCGCCATAGTATATCATTTCGACTTCCAAACGATTAT